TAATTCTAGTTCTGGAATCATAGGTGGTGTGCCGCCTACGGCACCAAGGCCGGCACCAGGGTCGGCACCAGGGCCGAACCCACCACCACCAGTGATGGCACCTGGGTCAATGGAAAAAGGAGGTTCTTCTTCCTGTATTCCAGCCCCTGTTAGAGCATCAATAACTCTTTGGAGGTTTCCACCGAATAGAGGCGTAAGTAAGTCGAATGCCTGTTGGCGTGTGATGTCACCCAAGACAGTATCATCGAGTATCTTGTCAATTTGACTCTGAGTCTCCTGGGCAGAACCGGTACTACCAGTGCCCCCCCCTTCTACTAGAGGGATGTTGGTCCCAGCAGCACCGCCGCCAGCCCCTACCGAAACCGGCGTCCAGGTCTGGCTTACCGGGTCTTGTACCCAATTAGCTATGACATCACCGCTGGGGTTGCGGATCTCACGGCCAGCTGCCGACGTTAGGTCACCAGGACTAGCTGTGTAAATAGGTTCTTCTAGTGGTGCTTGTGTGAGTTCGGTTCCAGCAATAGGTGAGGGAAGACCAAGGCCACCCATCTGACCCGGTGCAACTATCTCTTGACCATTGAAAGTGGTTGTAGGAACTTTTATTGGGCCTGTTGATGTCTGGGTAGCTTCACTCGTTGGCATCTGTTGAGACGTTGGCTGTGGAGCGAACCCAGTCACGCCATCCATACCAGTCGTTCCTTCAAATCCAATCAGATGCGATGGATACGACCCATCTGCCATCGAGCCGACAGCGATGACCCGGTAACCAATACCATTACTTGTATGACGGGTGACGATGGCCGTATCCCGGCCACCGAGCTTGATTAAAGAACCAATAGGATATGTCTTGTTCGTCGTAGCCATTTTGCTCCTAAGTCAGTGTCAGTCTACGTCTTTGATTATTCTGAGCACCAGGTCTAGGTTGACCTGGAGGTACTAACGGTCCTTGTTGCGGAGTCGGGGTCGGAGCGGGCCGGCCTTGGGCAGCATTAGGAGCAATTTCTGGTGGGAGTCCGCTTTGTTGTGCATCCCCACCCCCCGGCATGTTCGTACCGGGAATCGGTGCACCAGCTTGAGCCGCCATCATCTTTGCTTGAAGAAGCTCCATCTTATCACCGATGTAATATTGGGCCTTCTCCATGTCTCCCCGTTTAACCAGGGCGTCGATTATCACATCAAGCATGGCAAATGGATTCATGCTGTACGCCATCTGCTCGTACACCGCAGCCATGATTGCATCAGAATCTTGGTCTTCTAGGATTCTTTCGTGGATGCCAAGGTCGTCGTACAAAGGAAGACCGTTAGACCCTACCTGACGGGCCATCTGAGCCATGTTCATCTTGGCGGCGTCGTCTTGAGGAACCTGCGGGGTTAGTTTGATAACCGGCCTGGGTAGGTCTTCAATCTCCTCTGGCTGAATGAATTCCGAGAACCACTGCCGATTATTTCCTCTTCCTGATAGTTGAATCCCCTCAAACCCGCCCTGGACGAAATGGTCACACCAGATGTCCGAGATTTGAACCAAGCCGTTGGTCTGAGCATCAATCAAAGGGACCGCTTTGTCGAAGATACTTCCTCTAAGAGTGTTCATCGCAAAACCGGATATGGCTAAAGGCGAATCCCCAAACATGATAGGAGGTAATGCCCCCCTTTGCATCTCGCCCGCAATGATCGTAAGTAGAGCCCCAGTATCAGGGGAGGCCGTAAGGAGGTTTGGAACCTCAATGCTCTCGTCATTACGCAGAGATAAGTTGGCTCCTTCTTTATAGGGATCGTACTCAATCACCCTCAGTCCATCGGGGCTTTTGACAAGCATCAAGGGTTTTCTTGCTCTAGCCACAAGCTCCAAGATAATACTCATCACGTCATTGTGGACTTCCCAAACCCTTCTGTTCTCAGCGAATATGCTCTCGCCGTACTCACCCATCATCACATCGAATGAATTACTGTTGTCGAACACCTTCCCGTGGATGATAGGAGGCTGGATATTATTAGAAGAAATCCAGGCCGGCACACGGTCGTTAAGACCGTGGAGGTCGTTCTTCATAAATTTATCTGTGTCAATAAGCGCCGGTACCACGACTTGATTCCTTTCTCTGTCGTAGAAGTCATAGAAGATGATGTCGTTCCTAAGTGACCCGTTGACAGCTTCCTCTGAGGAAACACTCTTCCCGTACATCCTTTTGATGTACTGTGGAGAGCGGGTATATTTGTGGCAAATCCACTCAAGCCCGTCCGGTCCCATCTCCCACATGACATGTCTGGAATCCCAAGGTGTGGCGTCCATGTAGGGAGTCCCGTCCGGCTTCGTGTTGATTAAACAACGCCCGACTGTCCTGCCACGGACAGCGATATGCCAAGACATAGATGCCCGGACAGAAGGTTCATCCATCAAGGCCAGTCTTTCGTCGTTCTGCCTGAACCCGCCGATAAGAAACTGCTCTTTGAGATTATCCTTGTCTCTTTTCTCCCGTGGGTCGTTTCCTTGGGGCGTACGAAGGTTCATCACCGACCCTTGTAGAGTCGCAATCATCTTCTTGGCATAAATCCTAGACTCTGCCGTGGTATAGGACTTATAGCCAGCAGTTTCTTGGTGCTCGTCCATGCGCCACCAGGAAGAATAATCCGTATCCATACGAGCACGCAGGACTCCGGTATCGTCCTCCCTTTGATTTACCATTGCTACGATATCTTCAGCACTAGGCATGTCTCACCAATACGTCACCTGTAAGGCTTTCCGGTATTGCATATCAGCAAACCCGTACTTATTAATCAAGAGATATCCGAAGGCTTTGATCCCGTGGTTGTTGGCATCCTTCGGTTTCCGGCCCACAATCTGACCGTCACGAGTCATGTCCCAACGGTAACTCCTGAAAACATTGTCATGGGGCTCAGGCCCAACCCCAAAGTTGCTCAAGATACCTTTCATAGAAGGGTCGAAGACGACTCTAGGTCGTTGCCAAACCGGGTCGAAAGCCAAGTACCGGTGGATCTGTGCATCCACATCGTTGACGTTTTGAATCTTCTGTGAATGAAGGTGAATCCCGGTCTTCTGTCTCCAGACCTCTATCACCGTATGAACATGGTGATGTTGGTCACCGTAGATGTCGCACGCCGCATAGAAACCAGGTCCATCGGACGCAGTGCTCCTTTTATAGAACTCTTGGTCTTGGATGAAGTCAATCACCCAGTCTACCGTCCTCCCTCTTTCGTATACCTCATAGAATCCTCTGAGTTGCCCATCAACTTCTTGGAAGAACTCGTAGGCACAAGAGTCTGAGTATCCAGGGTCTACGCCCATCAAGACAGGTAGGTCTGGATTGTAGTCTGTCCTTTCGATATGAACGTCAGGTCTGAATTCAAGGTGTACTAGGCCGACAGGAGGGACAGGCTCTCCACCACAGCGGGTCTTGAATACCTCCGGCCCCATCTCCCGCTCCATGCGGAGAATCTCAGGGTCTTCTCTTCCGCCTGGGAAAAGGTAGTGGTTCTCCCATGTAGGCAGGGAGAAAGACTGGGAATCTTCTGTGCCGTTTATCCAGACCTCGTAGAGTTTGTCGTACCAACCCCGGCTCTCTTCTAGAGTCCCAACCATTAGAAGCCAGCCACGTTTCTCGGCCAACCTTTCCAGGGAACGTAGGTACAAGTCAAATCCAACTTGAGCCGCCTCATCAATGATGATTCCATCAACGGCCTCAGAGGCCCAGGCTTCAGGGTTCGTACCTGATTTAGTTTCTATGGTTGTTCCGTCAACCAGTTTGATAGTGCCTGGATCCCAACGCTCACTGGTTCCCTTGGTATCCAATATACCCAGTTGACGGGCATCGTCCTTGACATAATTGAACATCGTCTTGGTCAACGGATAACTTGCGGCACCTATCCAGAACTTTTGAGGCTTTGTCCAGTCACGGTGAGACCAGAGAAAGGTTTTGGCAGTGTAACTCTTGGACCCGCGTATCCCACCACATATAAGATTGGTACGTTTAGTGGAACGAAGAATAGACCACTGCTTCTTCAGTGGAATCATCTTGAGCGCAACCAACATTCCTGACAGAACAGGGTACCCGTCAACAATCAGTTGACGCTGGACTTGCTCATTGATTACTTCTGGTAGTGTTTCAGTGACCAAAGAAGAACCCCGTGGGTCCGCACGGGGCTCAATGGCCTCTGGCCTGCCAAGATTCTACCATATTAGTAGACTAACGGTTACGCCTTGCCCTCTTCACGCACTCCCGGCAGATCATCCCCTACTTGTTGTACCACTTGGGCTTCTCTTTGACCATCCCCAGACACCAGGAACAAGGAAGTATGATGGCTCCCATCACGAGAACCTCCCTCCACCACAGTCGGAACCGCATTCCTCAAGAAGTCCTTAACCAACTCCGTCTGCTCTAGGGACCACTCCATGATACAGGTTGAGCACATCAGATTTTAGGCCGAACACCGAACATGGAAGATATTTCATTAGGTAATTTACAATCAATATCCCAAGCGTCACGCATAAGGCGCATAGTTAAACGCATGAAACAGTCTGGATGCAACCATAAATCAGAGCCGTTACCCATCCAAAACAAACCGATATCATGGATAACTTGCCAGCAATAGAAGCATTCCTGCCCTGGCTCTAGATTCTTAGCCCAACCCTTATTGGGATGCGCATCATCCTGCCAAGGAGTAGCATCTCCACGTACTGCAACGCTCAATCTATCAAGTCCACCAGAACAACGTGCTGGTCATGCAAAAGAGGTCCCATCTGTTCCATCCACCCCTCAGCCTCCATCCTCATAAGTATCAGATAAGCCATCCCAGGCTCCATCTCCTGCTTGCAGACAAAACAGACAACCTTGAACTCAAGACATAAGAAGTCGTCCACCGGCCTGCTGGAATCATAAACGTCTGCAATGTTCTCAAACATCAGCCGTCCCGTCCCGAGAGTCACCGTTTTGTACAATCGACCTTAGAAACTCCAACCCCCGGTCCAAGTGCCAAAGCGCTAACTCGATATTGCCCATCTCTAAGCACTGCCTCGCCCAGAGTAACCGGTCAACCACCAGTTGCTCGGCTACCGGAACTAGCATCCGTTACCTTCCCCAATACCCCACCACTTCTCAAACGTGGACGGAAGTCCCTCACTACATAAACTGTACGGATTGCCCGGAAGCGCTTTTGCCGAAATCAAACCGTCAGGACTAGATTACACTCTCCTCCAGAATCCGCTAAGCCCTGCCGGGGGTATGCCCACCTTACTCCCAAGGCATAATCTCCCTAGTCTCGCCTTCAATTGCTTTAGGCTCAGGCTTGGGAGTCTCTGAGAGAGCTTGTAACGCCCGTAGCTGTTGAATCAATTCGTTGGGCACATCATGGGTCAGCTTGAGACTCCTTGACCACTTCTCTGGCTTCTCGGCGTTAAGCCTAGCCATGAGTAGAACGTCTGAACCACGATTGCCCGTGGGGTTCTCCAGCCTATCGTGAACCATGTCCTCTAGGTAGTCACCGTAACTGGCTTGAGCTTGCAGGAACCGATCATGGAATCCAAGCACATCATCGTTGCGCCATCGCCGGACAGACTCACGGTTCACGCCTGATTCTTGACAGGCTTTCCCAATGGTTCCATAGCAAGCCATTAAGCCCAGGAAAGCCTCCTGGCTATCCTTGGTGTACTGGTGCCTGGTATCCAAGTTGTTGCTTGGTTGGCTGTTTACCATGGGGTACAGTTCTCCCAAGGGAATCATCACTGAATTTCAGCGCTTACACCAAGAGTACCTACTTGGTGCCTCAAGGTTGGCCCACCTATTATGCATAATAGGTCCGCCACCCGTTACGGGCCCCTATTACCTTGAGACGCAACCACCAGCTATATGCTAGGGCCGGGATAATCCGCCATCCCTATCGTGTCCATTCTAACACGAGCACGGAGTCTCTGCTTCAACAACCGATTCCGGCACCGTACACACCGGACCTTGTCCGTATAAGCCCGCTCCCAAGTTGTTCCGCATTCCCGGCACTTCCCTGGGCTTTGTTCTTTTCTAGCTGCCATGGAACCAATATTACCAGTTTCCCAAATTGGTGTCTATAACCTATTGACAACCTGTCCATAGGCTGCTATTATATCTATAGTAAATAAAACATAAGGTGAAGGTGAGAGTATGAAAACGATAGATTCGGAACAATTGCCAATAGTCGAGAATGGCACCGAAACCATTTATCAATTTGAAAGGGATGAAGGCATCTTACAATTCACCCTGCGCAAGGGCCAACCATCGATGGCTGAATGGCTAGAATTCGATGACGAAAGACAAGATTGGATAGGCACCCAAGTCCCCGTCAAGGAAATAATGCGCCTGCTACCAAAGCAACTATACACAAAATCCAAGTAGTCAATAAATCTTAACCAAGGAAGCGGAGAGATAACCATGATGGCTGCAAGTTACAAGAGCAAAAAATCCTGCAAGGAATCCATCGGAAAAGAACCAAGGTTTGTCGAAACGTCCATGTTTGGTGATGAATTCAAGGGCGATGGCACCTATACCGTGGTTGGCCCAAGCCCCTATAACCGTAAATGGTACGCCCAAGTGACAGTTAAGAACGGTCTAATCTCCAAGGTAAGTTAGCCTATCCACGCCGTGCGTCTCAAGGGGCGCACTGGTGGGCAGACTAGCCCAGCAAATTTAAAGCAAGGTGAAACCATGGCACAGTCAACCACAATGGACAGCGAGAAGTTAATCAAGGCCTTAATGGGAATAAGGAAAGAAGCTAATAGAATGATTCAAATGGTCAAGAAGCTTGAGAATACAAGAAGCGGGAAAGTCGCTATACATTATAACAATTTAGGTGATGATAACGATGATGTATTAAGGTTTCGAATGGAAGGTCTTTTCATTTCGCTGGACAGCTACAACAATAGGGCGCAGGCGCTAGCTGGGACAGCAATACCATATTGGGACAGGCGCAAAATAGGCTTACACGAACTATCTTAGCTATCAATCTGCCCAGGAACAAAGATCTTGGGCAGTCATGGCCAGCTAAG